CAAAAGAGACATGAAGGCACAAATATTTCAAGGTCAAAAACAATGGAACGATTTGGAACAAGAATTGAATTACTTGAGCGAACAGTATTAAGACTTGAAGGTAGAATATTAAATGGATACAAAGGTGACTGATAAGATAAAGGAGATTAGTTATGGCAAACGTAAGAGATTTAACAGCCCAAGAACGTGCGAATAATATAGCAGGTACGGATAAACATGAACTTAGCTTGAAAGAAGCTTTAAATGAAATGGCTGGTTTTGATTATAATACCTATACTGGGAAGGAAGCTGTGGCTAAAAGAATGGTTGAACCCTTGGATAAGTATACTTTACAAGAACTATTAAACCTGAGGTACTGGGAGGAATGTGGGGGGACTCTGGATTTACATAAGTATACTGTTCAGGAAGCGTTAAACGTAATAACTAGTCTTGCAACGTAATAACTAGTTTTGCTTAGATGTATTACATTAGACTTTTATGGGATATAATTTGTGTAAAGACAACAATGGCTTTTGCTCACTATTCTAAGCAGAGAAAAATGAAGATTAGTAAAAAAAGACTAGTAAAAAAACTGGAGAGGATAAAAAAATCAAGATGAATTGGGGCAATTGGGGTAGAGGGAGTGCAGATAGAATGGATAATTATGTAGAGAAGCCGGCAGGCTTTGATACCGGTGCCAATGATTACCTTACATCACAGTATGACAGGATGGGTATCCCGGAGGAAGAGCGTGAAGGTATGAGTAAAAATATATATGACTATGCAAGGAAATCTAGGTTTATAGAGAGTTCAGACAACCCAATGGCAGAGCCATCTACATCAACAGCGAAAGGTTATTATCAATTTACAGACCCTAGTGTTAAGACAGGATTTCAACGATATAGAAATACTACTAAGGACCAAGAATGGGGAGGATTAAGTCAAAACCCTCAGGAATGGTCAGAAGATGAATCAGATATGATGTTCTTGGCTAATACATTTGGTCAAAGTGGGTCAGATGAGTATATGAAATCTATCGGAGGAGGAGATAGAGATGCTATGAAGGGTGCTTATGCAAAATATCACCATACAAACCCAGATGAAGCTACCTTAAATAGAATGGAACAGTATTTTTAGTGTACGAAATAACTATAAACCACAAAGATGTTGGACAAACTACATATAAGATATTTAGAGCTGATGAGTTTAAAGGAGAACCTATCCATTGGAAGGAAGCTTATACTGGTGATTATGCTCTATCTGATGACGGCTATGTAGCTAAGGTGTTAAAACGTACTGAATATCCTAATAATATGGGGAGTAAGTCAGTTTATCTAAGATTACCATGGGGATACGTGATGTGGAATAAGAAATACCCTACAAAGAAGTTCTATGCAGAGGGTAGGACTACTTCTCATACATTTTCAGGTAAACCCTATCTTGAAGCAAATAAGAGGTCTGAGAAGATGACAAATCTTGCTATGGCCTATGCCCAGACAATGGATAAAGAATTAGCTATAGATTTAGCTTTAAAGAGTACAACACCTAGTGAGAGGCGTAAATGGAAACGTACAATGAAATCGGAGGTTTTTAAAGACATGGTTAGAGAAGAGTTAAATAAATTGCTTAAAAATCATGGCATGACAGAGGATTATACTTTAGACCTTTTAGAGTCAACTATAGAACAGGCTAAGGATAAGAAAGATATAACAAATCTAATGAGAGCTGTAGAGAATCTTCAGGGTATGCATGGTATGAAAGAAAAGCATAAACAGAAAACTACCACAAGGATAGAGGGTGTAGTAACCAAAAGACTATTAGATGAGATTCGTGAAGAAGAACAAAAATTGATAGCTACAAAAACTACGGAGACCAATGATGAGTCACACAAACCACCGAAGGAGAAACAAGAAGAAGAAGAAGTCGTGGAGAAAGAAGCAGAATAAAGAAGATTATGGATTACGAAGAAAAATACGAACAAAAACAGATATTAAAGAAATTCAAGACTAATATTGGACTTTTTGGGAAGATGTGTTTTCCGACTGCTCTAAAGAAGATGACCCCGCCATTTCATCATGAGATATATAAGACTATCAAGGATGAAACTGTGAAACGTGTTCTAATAGCAGCTCCTCGTGGTACTGCAAAATCTACTGTATGTAGTCTAATCTTACCCTTATGGAAAGCAGCTTTTAAAGACCCAGACGAGGATTTGTTTATAGTAATCGTATCGGAGTCCCAAGCACAGAGTATTAACTTCTTAAGTCGTATAAAATATCATTTGGACTACTCTGAGACATTTAAGAGCATGTTCGGAGATATGGGTAGTGCGACAGCCACTAGATGGACTGGCTCTGACATTATATTGTCAAATGGAACTAGAATAGTTGCAGTTGGTACTGGTCAACGTGTTCGTGGGTTTATTGAAGGAGATACACGCCCTAATCTTGTTATTGTTGACGACTTTGAGTCAGAATTAAATGCACTTACTATTGAAGCTCGTGTAAAGAATAGAAAGTGGATGACAGAAGCAGTTATACCTTCTCTGTCAGATGATGGACGTATCATTATGATAGGAACAGTTATCTCAGAGGATTGTTTCTTATATTGGGCAAAGGATAGTTCTGCTTGGAAAACATTGTGGTATAGTATTTGGGATGATGATGAGAAGAGTATATGGGAGGAAAGATTCCCTAAAGAGAGAATATTATCAATAAAAACTGAGTTTGAGAGCGTTGGTAACCTAAATGGGTTTTATCAGGAGTATATGAATATAGCTCAGTCTCCTGATAGTGCACCATTTAAACCAGAGTACATAAAATTACATCATTATGATTATGAGAGGAGAGATGGACAACCATGTTTAGTAAGAAAGGCAGGAGATGAAGAAACTATCATACCTATCGAGGTCTATTGTGGGATTGACCCTGCTAGTTCTCTATCTGTTAGGGCTGACTACTTTGTGGTCGCTGTTCTTGGGATTGATGCTGATAATAATAAGTATATTATTGACATTTACAGGCATCGCCTCAATCCTGCAGACCAACCTGAGAAGATTATCGAAATGTATAAAAAGTATCGTCCAAAGAGGATGAAGATTGAAACAGTAGCTTATCAGGAAGCTTTAAGGTCCGCAGTGAGAAAACAAATGTTAGAACAGAATCTGTACATACCCGGTTTAGAAAAGGGAGTAAAACCTCGAACACGTAAGAGTGAAAGGTTGCTTTCGCTAGTACCCGCCCTTGCCAAAGGGGAGTTCTTTTTTAGACCGCAGGATATAACTGCTCAACAGGAGTTTCTTTCTTTTCCTAAAGGGAAGAATGATGACATACTTGATGCTATATGGACGGCTTTAGACCATTCATACCCCTGCAGAAAGAGGGAACTGGGGCCAGTTGTCGGCACTAAAGTTAGAAAAGTACTTGACTGGCTAACAATATAGTTGTATATTTATAATGGCAGATTATATGAAGAAAGGTAGTCAAAAAGAGAAAGTAGAGGAAGTGATTGACTTGTGGAAATCTTATTCAAATAAGAGAGAGATATGGGCTCAACATGCACAGGAAGACAAGGAATTTAGATTAGGGAAACAGTGGTCTGCTGACCAGAAGCGTATATTAGAGGAAAGAGGACAGGCTCCTATTGTTGTTAACAGGATTCATCCTGCAGTAGAGACAGCGAAAGCTTTATTAACGAGCAATAAGCCAAGTTTTAGAGTATCTCCACGTGAAGATAGTGACAACCAAATAGCCCAGACAGTAAATGGGTTATTAGAGTACATATGGCAAATAAGTGGTGGAGATAATGTTTTAAGGAATGTGATAGATGATTATTATACCATGGGAATGGGGTGTATGTTAGTGCATTTAGATTCAATGGCTGATATGGGTAAGGGCGAGGTAAAGGTAACTGATATTGACCCTCTTGATGTTTATATAGACCCAAATGCTCGTAGTCGTACATGTGATGACGCAGAAGGCATAATTATATCTAGATTGTTTACTAAAGACCAAGCTATTAGTTTATACCCTATGTATGAAAAGGCTATAAAAAATGCCAATACAGATAATTGGACTTCAGATAGACCGGTTACTGGAAGAGAGGACGATGGAGAAATGG